TACCAGTAGCGATAAATGGTTCACCGATAGGACTACACACCATTACGAATCCAAAACCTCCATGTATTCCCCATCCAGGGCAGGTGGTTAATACTGCGAGTCGAACCGTATATGCAAATGCTGTAGGTATTGCAAGGAATTTAGATTCAGCGGATTTAGGGGCGATTAGTCAAGGATCTGTTAACGTTTTTGCAAATTAACAGAAGATATGGTATAATATGGGAGTCTATCAAGGATAACTTATGGCAAAGCGTCCGTCTCTTACAAACAAAGATATTATTGAATCACATCCCAAGTCAACCAGACAGGGAATGGGAAAACATACTAAATATGCAAGTACAAGTAGAAACAAAGCAAGGAAGCGTTATCGTGGCCAAGGCAAGTAAGAAAACAGAAAAAACTAAAGAAACACCAGTTCAGGGCAAAGTATTTGGGTATGTTGTTGGAAGACCTGCGAATCAACAGGAGCATCCTGATAATAAAAAATGATTTTAGGTAGAAGAGTTATGAGCGATCTGTGTCCATTNAGGTGGGNGTAGGTCGCTTTTTTGTTTTTAAGGGATAGCAACCCCTTTAAAAGTTCTGTTCAACCTTATAGGAGAAAACAGATGGCAATTTCGAAAGTAGATAAGAGTAATGATTTTATAAAATCGGGCATGACTCTGATATCAGAAACCTCAAGTGATCATTTACTTAAAAAGGCGAAAAAAACCAAATATGGAGTTCCAGAAAATCGTTTGTCACGACCATGCGGCGGTGCCAATGGGTTTGATGATTTTGTGGAAAGATTTGAAGAATAGGGCATAAATAAGAATAAAACTGTAAGACGTGCCAAACTTCAAGCCATTTAAAGATCTTAGTATTACATTTAAACCGCATCCTATTACAGGTGATTTAATTGTGACTAAGGATATGGCGGCAATTAAACAATCTATAGTGAATCTATTGCTTACAGTAAAAGGAGAAAGACCCTTCAACAGTCAGTTGGGGTCTTCTCTTAATAAATTATTATTCGAACCACTGGATTATGCGATCGGAAGTCTAATTGACTCTGAAATTAGAGCGGTATTAATTAGATACGAACCAAGAATTGTTGTGAACAATGTGATTGTTTTTCCAAATTTCGAATTTAATGGATTTGATGTTGAACTTGAATTTGAAGTTATTGGTAGAGAAGATGTTATACCACAAACAATTAACTTTTTCTTAGAGAGAAATCAGTAAATGCAGTACATTCAAGTTAATAATTTAAATTTCAATGAAATAAAAACTTCTCTGAAAGAATATCTCAGAGCACAGACTGATTTTACTGATTTCGATTTCGAAGGTTCAGTTTGGAGTAATTTGCTTGATATTTTAGCGTATAACACTTATTATACAGCATTCAATACCAATATGGTAGTGAATGAGACCTTTTTAGATTCAGCAACTCTGCGTGACAATGTAATTTCGATTGCTAAACAGCTTGGATATTTTCCAAAGTCCGCTGTTGCACCAGAATCTGTTGTGTCGTTTAATGCGACATTTACTGGTGCAACTCCTTCTAATATTATTTTGAAAAGAGGAACGGGATTTATAACTACGTTTGATGAGAATTTATACAAGTATGTTGTAATTGACGATGTAAAAGTTCCAGTAACGAATAACGTAGCATCGTTTTCAAATATTCCAGTTTACGAAGGAACTATAATAACTGATTTCTACACAGTTAATAATGGTTTAAGTTCACAAAGATTTATTTTAAAAAACCCAGGCACTGATGTAAGTAGTCTAAGAGTGAAGGTTTATCCATTTGATGGAGCAACTTCATTTGAATACTATGATCAAGTTTCAAACATTTTAGATGTTTCTGCTGCATCTAAAGTTTTTTACGTNGAAGAAATTCAAGATGAGCAATATGAAATATTCTTTGGTGATGGCGTACTTGGNAGAAAATTACAAAACAACGAATATGTTGAGATTTCTTATCTAATTACAGCGGGTGATGTCACCAACGGAGCAAGAACTTTCACATTTAGTGGTGTATTGAGTGATGAACAAGGAAATGTTGGATTTCCAGTATCAATAGGACAGATTACGACCGATTCAATCGCTTCTGGCGGTTCTTTGATTGAATCGGTAGAAAAAATCAAATTCAACGCTCCAAAACAGTTTTCCACACAAAATAGAGCTGTAACTTCTTCTGATTATGCAGCAATCGTCAGAAAAATATATCCAGCAGTATCAGATATCATTGTTTATGGTGGAGAAAACGAACAACCACCTGAATATGGTAAAGTTAAGATAGTAATCAAGCCAGAAAGCGGTTCTTCTTTATCTGGTTTCACAAAAAATCAAATTATATCAGAATTGAAGGAATTTTCTGTTGCATCAGTAACTCCAGAAATTAAAGATCCTTCGGTAGTTTATATTGAGTTGACAAGTAACGTATTTTACGATACCAAGAAAACTACACAATTTTCACAAGAAATAAGATCGAAAGTTATCGCTGCAGTTGATAGTTATACAAAACTATCGGGAACAGAAAAATTCAATGGTAAGTTTAGATTTAGTAAATATAGTGCTGTTATTGACGAGGCAGATGTTTCAATCAATTCTAACGCAACTTCATTAGAATTAAGAAAAGATTTTTATCCTGTTCTCAATTCAATGGCATATTATGAACTTTGTTTCTTAAATCCATTCAAAACAAATTGTGATTTCATCACATTAAGAAGTACTGGATTTGTAACTTCAGAAAATCCAACGGTTGTGTCTTATTTGGAAGATAGGGATGGAGCAATCGTCATATATAGAATAGATCCAATTACTGGCGATAAAATCGTTCTCAATAGTAATATTGGAACTATAGATTATGTAAAAGGTGAAATAAAATTAAATGATTTGACTATCATTAAAGGAAGTTTTTTTGATAACAAAATTGAAGTAAGAGTAACTCCAGCAAATAACGACATTTCAGCTTTTAGAGAAATGTTTTTAGATGTTGATATTTCAAACAGTAAATTTACGGTATACGCAGAGTAATATAAATGGATGTAAGAAATAATCAAATTTCTACTTTAGTAGAAGATCAATTACCTGGATTTATTGTTTCTGAGTACGAAAATTTTTCAAAATTACTTACTTCTTATTATGAACAGCAGGAATTGCAGGGCAATCCTTTAGATATTATTAATAATATTTTATCTTATAAAGATATCAATTTTTATGATAATGATATCATAAAAGAAAGTACAAAATTATCTTCAAACATAAATTCGTCTATTGATGTTATTCAAGTAGAAGATGGATCTTCTTTCCCATTAAATGGCGGATACATTAAAATTGGTTCTGAAATATGTTTTTATAAACAAAGAATTGATAACACATTCGTAGGTGTTTCAAGAGGAGTCAGTGGAAACACAAGACTTGGAGATTTGTATTACGAAACAGAATATGTTTCATCTGAGGCAGAGTCTCACTTGTTTGGTGAAGTAGTCTATAATATCAGCAATTTATTTTTATATGCGTTTGTAAAATCTTTTGAAGATCAATACTTAAATTCTTTCCCAGAAGAATATTTAAAGGACTCTGTAGATAAGAGACTTTTAATTAAAAATATTAGTGATTTTTATAAGGCAAAGGGAACAGATAAATCAATAAAATTTATTTTCAATTCCATTGTATCAAAATCACCAGAAGATATACCAGAAACTTATAATCCAAAAGATTATACTTTCAAAAGCTCATCTTCAACTTGGATTTCTGATTTTGTCTTACGTGTAAAAGTATTATCGGGTAATCCAGAATCTTTGATTGGAGAACTTGTCGTACAAGAGCAAAATGTGTACGACAAAGATTCTGGTTATGCTTCTGCAATAATTGATAATGTTGTTTTTTATAAGCAAATTGATGGTGAACAATATTATGATTTGATTTTACAAAAAGAATCTATAAATGGCGATTTCTTAATCTCTGCTAAAACTAATTTAACTGCTCCTTTACCTACCACAAAACAATCTGGAGGTAGAATTGATGTATTTTCTACTTTAGGGTGGAAAAATTCTGGTGCTATAGTTATAAAAAACGAAATCATCACATTTGAAGAAAAAACTGTAAATCAGTTTATAATTGAATCAAGAGGATCATCTATACAGTATTATAATACTGGAGAAATTGTTTATAGCTTTTCCCCAGTACAATCAAAAACAAAAGATGGTTTAGTAAGATTAATTGTTGTTGGTAGCGTACAACAATTATCTTCTGACATCGTATATCCATACTGTTCAGAAAATGACCCCGTATTAAAAATTGGTCCTGGATTCGAAACAAGAGATCCAATTATTTTTGACGAAAAACTACCAGGAGTACGCTGGAGAATCAACGAAACTGCAGTAAGACCAAATATAGCATCAAATCCAGCATTAAATGCTATGGTGCAAGAATATGTTGCTGGCGTTTCTGCAATATACGAAGACGACACTTTCTATTATATTTGTACTTCTGGATACCCATTATTTGAAATATTGAATTCTACTGTCAATGCAAATTTATATGATCCAAAACACTTAAAGTTATTAAATAAACTTCCTGAAACTACCACCGAAATTTACCCAACACCAACAAGAGATGTTGGTATATGTGTAGATGGATCATTAATTTTTGGTTATAAGGATGAAGAATTTGTTAATTTTGGTAAATTAACAAATATAGAATTACTCAAAAAAGGATCTGGATATAAGCGTCCTCCTTTTGTATTGGTTAATAATCAACCCAAAAAAGCGTTATCGATTTTATCTGGAGATGTAGTCGATTCAATTAAAATAACTACCGAAGATATTTTTACTCAAATACCACAAATCACAATAGTTTCTGGAAGAAACGCTGAAATTTCGGCAGTTGTAACAAGTGGAAAAATTACAAGTTTAAAAATAACAAATCAAGGAGAATATTATTCTTCGCCTCCACTAATTAGAATAAGTGATAGAGTAGGTAGAGGACGTTTTGCAGAATATAGATCTGTAGTATCATTTGAAGGTAAATTAGTAGATACTATAAAAGTAGAAGAAGGAAAATTTTATACACAAGAAAATGTAATTGTTGAAATAATTCCAGATGCAAGCAATTCCCCAGCAGTAGCAAAAGCAGAAATTAAAAAATGGTTTTTTAACAGATACAGTAAAATTTCATCCAATTTAGATGATAACGGAGGATACATTTTCAAATCATTAAATGATGATTCTAAGTATTCTTATGGTATTGTTGCTAATCCTAAAGATCTTCGTGTATTGATCAATGATAATATTTTATCTACATACGCAGAACCAGCACCAAATACAATTAAACATTCTCCAATTATAGGATATGCTTACGATGGCAATCCAATATATGGTCCATTTGCTTTTGAAGACCCATTTGATTCTACTTCAAGCATTGTTAGAATGGAAAGTGGTTATTCTTTAAGATCTTCAAGAACTAATGGACCACCTATATCTACATATCCTTTAGGTTCTTTTATTGATGATTATAAATGGGTTCCAACAGTAAGACTTGGGAAGAATTTACTTGATCAAAATAATGGTAGATATTGTATAACTCCAGATTATCCATCTGGCGTGTATGCGTATTTTATTACTATAGATTCAGCAAATACTCCAAAATATCCTTATGTACTTGGAGAAAATTATTATTCTCTTCCAGTTTCTTCAAATTATACAGAAACTATAACTCAAGAAGAGTTACCAAAAAATATAAAAAGATTAAAAACTTCTCTCACTCCACAAAATGGTACTGATGATAGAATGATTATCAATACTATTTCCACTGGAAATGTTTCTGGAGTTAATGTAGATGATTCTTTAGATATTTACAGTGTAGGATCTCGTGTTTTTGTTGATGATAAAAACACAAACGGATTTGGAGCATCTGCTTTTGTATCATCGGTATTTGGTAAACCAGTTACAAAAATTGATTCAAAGCAAATAAAATCACTACAAATTAATGTTGAACAAAATTGTTACTTGTTTGATGGTGACATCATCACACAAAGTTCAACAAATGCGACTGGTATAATATTAGGAGATGTTATTGATACAAATAGAATTTTCTTGAGGAATGTCAGCGGACAGTTTAATACAACCAATTTGATAAGTTCAAATATAGTAGTTTTAAATTTATTATTAGATTCTAATGCAAGTTACACAGAAAATTCTACTTTAACTTTACAAGATAAAGATGATAATGAAATTGCTACTGGCATAGTATTAAACAAAACAACATCTCAAAATAGTGTTAGAGTAAAGGTCACTAATGGTTCTTTTGTTATTAATAGTGATTATATTTTAAAAAGCTCCGTGTTATCTGATAGTGTTGGCATAAAAATTATTTCATTTACAAATATAAGTCAATCATTAAAAATATCAAATATAGATGATTCAATAGCTATTGGTTTTACGTCATCTAATCATAATTTGTCTGAAGGAGACATAATAGATTTAGATATCACACCAAATGATGCCCAAACTACCACAACTATTTCAGTAAAGAAAAAATTATACCAAGAATTAACTTTATTGGAACCATCATTTAGTGGTTCGATCATTGACAGTGGAATAGGTAGATTCGATTTACTAAACACTGGCGTTGATTATCAAGCTGGAACTTACAATAACGTAGAGTTAATATTTTCAGATTCTTCTAAAGCAAGAAATGGTTTAGGAATTTCAAACAATTCGAAAAATGCTTTAGCAACAATTGTTGTTAGTAATGATTCCAATGGTTATGGTAAGGTAGCAAGTATTACCATAACAAGTAAAGGAATTGGATATAAAATAGGAGACATTTTGACAGTTGCCGACTCCAAATTAAATCGTCTTGGAACTTCGCAATCAAATAGCAGATTAATTTTACAAGTAGATTTTGCTGGATTCTCTTTACAAAATACTACTTTAAAATTAAATAAAGTTTTGGGATTATCAGTCGGAGATTTATTACAAATTTCAGATGAGACTGTTCAGATTACAAGTATAAATTCTTCATCAAAACAATTAGTTGTTGTCAGAGGATTTAATAACACGAGACCTATAGATCATTCTGATGGTAGAGAAGTTGTTTATACAAAACCAAAATATAGATTCATAAGAGGCAATAAAATTTTTGGAAATACAATAAATGATCCTATTGTAGAAAGCTACGATGAAGATACCCAAAAATTGATATTGTCGTATGAATTT